GACCGCAAGTGCGTCACGGAGATTGGCGAGGACTGGCGCACGGAGAAGGGCGAGATACTGAGCCCGCTGCGGACCACGACCGCAGACGTGCGACGGCTGGAAGAGGTGTTTGACGACCCCCGTCTTGCCCATGCGCAGCTCCAGCAGAAGCCCGTTCCAGACGATGGCAACATCTTCAAGGTGGAGCACTTTGAGGGGCGCTACGACGCGATACCCAACACCGTGCAATACACCATTTCTTGTGACCTGACGTTCACCGGGGAAAAGACCAGCGACTATGCCGTGCTCCAGATTTGGGCGCGTGGGCTTGCGGACGGCAAGCACTACCTCGTGGGGCAGACGCGAAAAAAGATGGGGTTTGTGGAGACGGCCAACGCCATTCTCTCGCTGCTCCAGTTCTACAAGCGCGCTAATGTGTTGATCGAGAAGAGCGCCAGCGGCTTCGCAGTGCTCGAGATACTGAAGGAGGCGGGTGTCGAGCGCCTGTTTGAATTCAAGACGGGGCGCAGCAGCAAGGAAGCGCGGGCGGCTACCGTTTCGTATCTGTTCGATCGGGGCGACGTTCGTTTTCCGCGTCACGCCGTTTGGCTTGATGACTACATCGCAGAGTTGACCGGCTTCCCGGCCATGCGCCACGACGATCAGGTGGACGCCACGACGCAGTACCTCGCATGGATTACCGGCGAGAAACCCTTTGACCTCGTGAGTGCGCTCATGGGTGTTGACAAGTTCCAACAAAGGCTATCGGCATGACTGAAGCATTCAACAAAGACCAGCGGGCTGCGTTCATCAAGAGCGCGGACGCCTGGATCTCAAGCATGAGCGGCGCGGGCACAGCCGCCGACAAGTTCTCAGCCATGAGTTGGTCGCCGTCCGCCGACCTCGACGACCGCACCCTCGAGGAGCTGTTTACCGAGGACGACCTGGCAGCAACCATCGTGGAGCGCAAAGTTTACGACGCCCTGCGCGGGGGCTACGAGCTCGAATGGGACGGCTCCACCGATGAGCAAGCCCGTGAGGTGTTGGACTGGGCTGAGACGACCTACGATGTCACCGAAGAGGTGAAGCAAGCCGACGTGTGGGGTCGCCTGTTTGGCGGGGCCGGCGTGGTCATTGGCACCGGTGGCGAACCCGACACGCCAGCGATGTTGGGCGACGACGTGGGTTTCCTCCGTGCCGTGGCCAAGCCCGACCTTTGGGGTCAACTCTGGTACGCCAACCCGGCGCTCCAGAACTACGCCAAGGTGGCCATGTACCGGATGCGCGTCATGCAGTTTGGCGGGCAGGTACTCGGTCAGCAGGGCGAGCCCTTCGAGGATGTCCACGAGTCCCGCATCGTTCCATTCTACGGCATCCGTACCACGGACCGGCAGATGTTTGCCGACAAGGGTTGGGGCAAGTCGGTTCTCCACCGTGTCTATGCCGTGCTGATGAAGTTTGAAAGCGGCTTCGACTCGGTGCTGCACACGCTGCTCGAGCAATCGGTTCCTCGCTACAAGGTCAAGGCGCTGCTTGACTTGCTGGCCAGTGAGAACGGGGAGCTGCTGGCCAAACGGTTTGAGCTCATCAACACCGCCAAGAGCAACTATCGCGCCGTCATCCTCGACCAAGAGGAGGACTTCGACCGCGTGGAGGCCAACCTTGGTCCATCAAGCGACGTGGTGGACTCCGCGATGGTGCGCGTGGCGGGTGCTGCGGGGATGCCGGTCACGCTGCTCTTTGGGCGCAGTCCAGCCGGGCAGAATGCCACGGGCGCCAGCGACCTCGAGAACTGGAATCAGCAAGTTGCCTCGGAGCAAAGCCTGGTACTTGGCCCTGCCATCGAACGCATCTACAACTACCTGCTCGCCCAGGCGGACAGCCCGGTCAAGGGCGTCAAGAATCTGCGGGTCAACTTCCCAGTGGTGGAGACGCTTTCGCGGCAGGAGCAGATCAATGCCTACGCCCAAATTGCGGGAGCTGATGCCACCTACGAAGCGATGGGCGCGGCGACAGCAGCGGAGATTGCACGCAAGCGCAGCCGCCAAAAGGGGAGCCTGTTCCCCGCGGTGGACATGGCGCACCTGAAGCAACTGGACGACCTTCAAAAAGACCGCATACTCAATCCCCCCGATCCGATGGCGATGATGGGGGAAGAAACGGAAGGCGCAACGGGTGAAGAAGAATCCGACGACGACGATCCCGCTGCGGCTTGAACTCGAATACATGCTCAGTCAGCGCATCCTGCTCCACGAGCTCGAGGCGCGCACCGTGGCAGGACTGGGCCGACGCGGGGACGCTGACGACGTGGACCTGATAGCATCCATCCTTGGGCTCACCGTCTCGGACATCCTCGACGAACACAAGCTCCGACGTAAGCTGCGACACCTGGCTATGACCATCAGCGCGCAGAAGGTGCGTGAGCTTCGGGAGATTCTTGGCTCCGCTGTGCGACCCCCGGCGCCCGGGCTGATTGAGCAGTGGATTGATGCGCAGGTCGCCGGTATCCAGCTCACCATCGAACGGTGGGTAGTCGGCGCCAACGAAGAGATGCGCGCCACACGGCGGGCATTCACCGAAGCCCCCGCCGCCCTTCGTGCGCTCCGCAACCGCCTCAGCAAACAAGCCGAGCAGCGCGCCAGCGCGGCCACGCTGACGCTCAACACTGCCATCATCGAGGAGGTGGCGCGCAACGGGGGCAGCAGCCACTACCGCTGGCACACCGAGATGGACAGCCGCGTGCGCCCCAATCACCAGGCTCTCGAAGGCACCATCCAAGCATGGGCCACCCCGCCAGCCGGGGGTGGCACCAAGCCATGGGACCGGGGGCACCCTGGCTCAGGGTTTTCGTGCAGGTGCCTGCCAGAACCTATTCCGAGCCGGGCTTTGCCTGTGACTTCCGCTTTTTCCCGAATGTCCCAACCGGCGGCTTGAAAGTCTGTTTGGCCTCGCCTGCGTCCGCTGAGGTTGGCTCAGGAGGCGCCGCTGGCGCGGGGGATGGGGCTTGCTTCGTCTTGGGTGGGGAAGCCGGGAGAAGCCCTCTCAGGCGGTCTGCCGCTGCCCTAAGCCCTTGGGCGTATGGACCCCGGGGGTCATCGTGGTTGTCGGCTGCGGCGCGGATGCTGTCGTATACCGATTGAATATCACTCATATTTTCCTCGTTGATTTCGTCGAGCGCGCACCTGCACGCCTCACAGTCTACAAATAGCATATCGGTTGCCCGGTGCTTGGTGGGGACGAGCTCGCCGCACGCGGCTCGCCACTGGACGCCCTCGCGTGCCTCGGCGTAGTGCCGGGGATTGCGCTCGAAGTATTTGCGATAGCGTTCGCTGACCTGGCCGTATTTACTCACCCACCACCCCCAATGATTTGATTCTCTGCATCACCCGTCGCCGTGTGCCCTCGAGGAGTCGCCCCCGCCTCGGTGGGATGGCGTCTTGCAGCACTCTCTCTGCCACAAACTCGTTGTCCGTTGCGCGGAGTTGGCGGATCAAGTCAGCCCGCAGGAATACGCCGTTCTCGATTGCGAACACCCATTGTACCTGTCTCTCAATCCGACGCCGCAACGCCTTCGTGAGCGCCATCCCCGACAGCCGTTCCATGCTTGCGGCTTTGCGTCGCCTTTCACGCTCGCCGTAGTCGGGCATATTGGCGTCTCTTCGACAGATGGCATCGCAGTATTTTCGCTTGACCCATGCGGCCCAACTTTCGTTGCTGTTGCGCACAAACATGACGCCGCACTTCGCGCAGTCCCGGGGTGTCTGCGAGTGTCGCCTACGGTACTCGGCATTGGTCACAGCACTCTCACGTAGACGACGGCGCGGGGCCACTCTTTATCGAATTCACGGTAGACGTGAAGCTCGTCGATCTGCGCGTCATCGTCATAGACGACCCCGTTGAGCGCATCCGTGATAGCCTTGGCGCAGTTGTCGAGGTCGCGCTTTCGTCGGTCTGAGAAGTAGAGATGCAGCGTCAGCCCAAACCGGTTCGCAGTGCTCCACCCGCACTGGTTTTGAGAGCGCCACTTGCGCAGCTCCGTCTGCGCCTCGGTCTTGACCTCTGACTCGTATACACGAGTCCGCTTCGGGGTGAACGTGTGCTTGCCCGTGAAGCGGGGGCGTCCCTTGGGGACAGGCTGACCGGGGACGGTGAAGAGGAAGGTCACAAAGGAAACCCAAACCAAAGTAGCGCAAATGTGGCCCCCAGCGCAAAGAGAATCCAGGCGATGTCAGCAGCAACTTTTCTCACTCGGCAGCCTCCAAACGGTCCACCCCCGCCCCGGCACCATTGCCAGGACGGGGGCTTCCCACTGCGTCTGAAACAAACGGCACATAGCGCCGTCGAAGCCATCGAGTGCGCAGGTCTTTGCGTCTCCGGTCACGCTGACGCAGGCGCGCAATACATGCTCGGGAGCAGTAGCGCTTACGTGCGAAGTTGACGGTGGGCTCCCACTGCCCGCTCTCCATGCGCTTGCGCTCCATCCGTACACCGCACGACAGGCAGTGCTTCACGCCCATGTCGATCGTCCGGTGCTTCGCTTCGCACGGCTTGCAGCAGTAGCGGCGCCGCTCATAGGCGGACACGGCCTCGAGCTCACCGCTGGGGTAACGCTTGCGGATGATGGGGCTGTTGCACTCTTCGCAACGCCGGTCGCTTCGGGCACTCTTCGCCTTTCGGTGCTCGAAGTGGCACCTGCGGGAGCAATACTTTTGACGGCGCCACTCGGATAGCTTTTGACGGGGGCCGCGGGGGATAGGGGCTTTGCAGTGGAGGCAGGGGGTCACAGCCCCAAATCCCCCTGCTCGGCGTCCGGCTCCACGTTCTCGCAGACG